CCAGTGCTTAGGGAACCCCTTCGTGCCGAGGCCATGCAGGCCCGTGCGGCCCCTGTGCTGCTCAGGACAGAGCGGTATCACATCCATGTGGCTTGCGCGTCTCCCAGCCCCCGTTCCGGCCCTCGGATGGTGAAGTTCTGCCGGGGTGCCGGGATACCCCATGCGGCGGCATACGGCACAGCCAAGGTCGGCCACCCGGCTCATGTACTTCTTTTCGGCTTTAGTCGCACTCACGCTCTTTGGCCCATTGGTTTCGAACGCCAGCCGCCCAGCCAGCAGAAAACGCCCTGCGCTCTGCGTGATGCTGAATTGGGTCGGCGCTGTGGCCCCAATCGTTAAAGGCGTCTTCCATGCTTTTGATTTCAACTTGGGGATGTGCCCGCGCCCGCTCTCGCTCTAGCAACTCGCGCAACTGGCGAATCTCCATCAAGGCGTTGCCAAGGGCCAAATCAATCTCGCGTTCAGTCTCATTCATTTTTGTACCCCGCATCACGATTGATCTTGAACAAGTAATCGTTGCGATACTCACTGGGCGGGCGCCACTTCTCACCAGTCCTCTCGTTGACAACAACATTTTTCCATGTGGTCAAAACATCTGACCCATGCACCCATACCTTGCCCCAAGGGGTGCGGTAGGTATCACCGTTGTCCGGAGCAACGCACATATCCGCAACGAGAACCAATTTTTTTCTTCCAACTTTCGCTACCATTTTCAATCTCCTTTCTTGGTAATGAGGTACATGGACGCAATCATCATGATGAACCCTGCGCCAGCCAACCAATGGCTATGCAACTCCCACCCGTCAAACAAAACAAACACCCAGCCGAGGGTATGCATCACCGTCAACTGGTAGCCGTTCATATCGTCGCCTTTCCTTCAGCGCGATTATTCGCCTGCTCTGTGCGCCATATCTCCACCCGGGCCTGCGCACCAATCAAATCCCAGCGGAGTTTCTCCTCAACCTCGATGGCCTCTTTCAAGCCATTGAGCAATTGAACATATTCATCGTGCGCGTATGCTTCACGCTCTTGCGCACCGATTGCGTTTTCCATCGAGCGCTTCATGAGTATTGCTTTGAGGGACTTGCGATACTCCTCAAGGTACACGCGCTCTGCCTTCGCCTTGGCAAACTTCTTTGCGTTGACGATGATGTAGTCAACGGCCTTGTGCGGGTCTCGGTCTTCAGTAGACATTACTTATCCTTTCAATCTTTTGGTGGGCGCTGTGACAACCACAAGAAGGTGACAACAAATGCGCCCAAGAACCACACCACGGCACCAGTCAATGTAAATATTGTCGTGGCAATGTTGATGAATGTCTCCATGCTTGCTCCTAGTAAATGTCTTTACGAAAACCAAACTTGCGACGATTGCGACGAATAACCATCATCACAAAAATCACAACGCACACCCAGAACATGACACCGGACAGCGCCATGAACGACCAGAAAAAATCTCCAAATGATTCAAACATTGCCTTCTCCTTTTTCAACGGTTGATTGATCTTTTTTTGTCCTGCGTTTAATCGAACTGGCGATTGACTTGCCAGCAACTCTTTTGATGCCTTCATTGCGTTGGGCATAACGCTTTGCTACATCCTCACATTCGGCACGCTCCCACTTCACAGCGGCCTCCCAAATCTTGTAGCCAGCATCATGGATGCCGTACTGCCCAAAGATGAATTCAAACGCTTCCTTACTCGTCACGCTGTTCCTCCTCTTGTTCCATCTTGTCTGCCATGCGCCATGCATCAGATGCAATATCTGTGAAGTCGCCCTCGTAATCTCTGCGGGTCAACAGCGCCAGCATGGCGAGTCCAGCCCACACTTGCTTCATAGTTGGTTCTTTCATTCGGGTACCTCCTGTATGTGAATTTTCAACATTCCTGCAATCCCCGGCGCCCAGTAGATGCGCAGGTCGACTATGTTTCCGTCGTCCGACCAGACCCCGGCGTGGGTCAATGAGTCCAGCACTGCTTTGAGCAGGTTGTCCAAATCTCTCCTCCGGTTGTCTGGTCTCCATGCCTCGATTACCACGCGCAACTTCTTCTCGTAGTGTTTTGCTCCACGCTGGATCAACACTTGATCCGCAACTGCTTTGCGATAAGAGCGCCCCTCTGCGCTGATAATCATGCGGCCTTGAAATGTCCGCCAGTATCTGTTTACGCTTGGGGGCCATGGCAGTGTCAAATCAATCATTGCCGCTGGCTCGGAATGCGATTCAGGATTGCCTCAGCCGCGTCTTTCAATGCAGTGCAGGTCTCCCCCTCTTCTTCTTCATGCGCCAGCGCAATCACAAGTTCTGCGCACGCTTGCCGCTCAATCATGATGGCTTGCTTGCTGGTTTGAATTGCTACCGCCATGATCTCAGCCTTGGCCTGCGCCAGCGCTTGATCAAACTCAACTTCGGTAAACAACTTCTGTCCGGTGCCTTGCGCTAAAAACTTCCGTTGGAAGTCGCTCAATTCAACTTTACTCATTTCCATTCTCCTTCTGTTCCACGATTGCCTTTGCTCCACTGATCTCGAACATCTTGTTCAAGCCGTGATCCTTTATGTAGGTCATTCCATCCTTTGTGATGTCGACCAGCGTCGTCAATGTAACCATTGAGCCATCGATACGCTCCATCGCGATCTTCAATCCGTTTTTGGATAACCCATCGAACGAGACAACGGTGACGATGTTCGTCGTCTCCCTCTCCCTCCTTCCAGTTTCTGTAGTACTCACGCACATCCCCTTTGATGATCGGCATCAGAAAGAACCTCCGGCATCAAATTGCATTGCAACTGCGCCGGGCATTTCTACAAACTGCTGGCTCTCTTTGTCATACCAAAGATTAAACCAATCCTCGCTCTCGCCATTGCGTTGCTTCTCACACATCAGCATGGTGTCGGGCAACTTCTCATCGGCCACACCCTTCTTCTGCTTGTCGTGTTCTTTTTTCTTGTTGCGCCAGACAAGCAAAACATTGTCGACTTGGTCAGCAATCGCGCCCGTGCCTTTGATGTCATTCTTGTTTGGTTGCAACTCTTCGTTCTGCAACTTACGGATGTGATGTATCAAATGAATGTGAATGTTGTGATCACGGGCCACAGCGGTGATCTCGTCAACGAACATCTTCTGTGCGTTGTAGTCATCCTCGCCGGGCACGCACTTCATGAGCGAGTCAATGAACACATGGCCGATGCCCAACTCCATCGCGCAGTAGCGAGTAACCGCAATCACTTGCTGTGTGGTCACCGTGCCTTGCTGGTCATACAACCACATCTTGTTGCCCGCATAGTCGTGAAAGCGATCTAGCAACTTGACGATATATTTTTCCTTCGACATAAACTTTGGGAACTCAATGTTCTCGCCAGCGAACTGCCTGAGCATTCGATACAGCGTACGCTTAGGTTTCATCTCAAACGACTGGATGCAAATCTTTTGCTTTTGCTTAATCAGGCCCAGTGCAATCTGGCCCGTGATCAAAGACTTGCCGCCGCCGTTTGATCCTGCGTACAGCGTTACCTCACCCGGACGAAAACGAAAGCCGTGTTCAGTCTTGGGCCATGGCATGGTGTGCGTAACCTCTTTGGTTGGGTTGGAAATTTCATCTCGCAACTCGTCAAGCAGGCCCGCGACCTCACGGACTTTGTTTGTGATGTCTGTCGCGTGCAAGTACTTGTCGACATCGACATCTTCAGGTTTCAACAGGCGCACCTTCCGCGCCTCATCAAGAGCCTTTGCCCGCTCTTGGACATTAGATGTTTGCATAGTGCATTACCTCTTCAATTCGCTGTTGTGCCACTTTCAATCGCTCGTAGTCCTCGTCCCTCAAAGCCTTGCCCTTGCGTAAGTCATGTGCGCAGATACTGACCACCAAAGCCTCAAACGAGAGGATGCGAATCAGGTCACTGGCATAAAACGCTGGCTTGAGCCTTGGCTTGCCTTCGACGGGATAGTCACGCCGTTTGTTGTCCGACGGGAATAGGTCTGTCATGTCCATGCCTAGAGCGCCAATCACACTATTGACATCGCACCCCGCAAAGCAATGCAAAAGAACGCGACCATCGTCGGCCTCTCGGATTGCCAGCGAAGGGCCTTTGTCGTTGTGCGCTGGACAGCAGGCCGTCCAAGAGCCGTTCTTGCCCTTGACCTTCTGGAGTCGAGACAGGATGCCCTCAACTGGGGTCATATGGCCCTCCGGCTGGGTGGGATGTCACTCATCAACTCATCCTCCCAACGGCGTTGGTTGATGTAGGTCAAAGGCGCTGGCTCAAAGCCGCTTGTCCATTGCTCCGATGACTTGATCGACTCAACATGGGCAACGATGACATCAGCAACCTCATCCAAACCCTGCTTTTGCCACTTAGCCTGCACAGCCGCTTTACCGACCTTGCGTTTGCTTTGGGGCCATATCGACCAGAACTCGTCGAATTTCGACGATGTATATATACTCTTATTCTGTATCTTCTTAGGGTTATGGTTGGGTTTCGATTCGGTTACCGATTCGGTTTTCTTCGGCCTGCCGCCTCGCTTTCCGAGGGATCGGTTTGTCGCCACTTGATGTTGATATTTTGCAATTTCTTCATCACAACGATTGTTTCGATACCCTGTTTCGGTCTTTTCAAAAAACTCCCCCAAAACCGATTCGGTTATATCCAAATCAAGGCGAATTTTTCGTGCCACCTCCTCTGTGTTGAGCGGGATTGCTTTCTCGCTCATGTAGTACAGGTCTAGCAATCGACGGTATGCGAGGTCTTCGGCATCCGACAGGTGCAGTGTGTGGGTGATGTAATCACCGAGGTGAAATTTGTACCAGATCACTTGATTTCTCCGAATAAATCGGGCCGCAAAGTTTTGCGCGTAACGGCTCCTTTGGTGAATTTTTCGATCATGAGAGCAAGGCCAGCACTAGGCTGTTCGCGCCCGCTTACAAGCAGGGACATCCATGTTTTGGACACCCCCAACTTGTTCGCGAGAGCGACCTTGGCTCCTCTCGGTTTGTCTGCAAAATACTCTTCTAGGGTCATACACTCTCCTTGGGTTGGTTTAAGGTGATCATACACTACAAAAATTCCTTGTCAAGGGGGTTGTATCTTAAAGTTAAACATGGTACAGTCAGCCTGTGTTTAACCTGAAAGCGAACTATGGACGACAGAGAAGCAGAATTTCACCAAGCAATGCTTGAAAGAATGCAAATGCTAGAGCAGGCCCTTGACCGGGCTGAGGCTGGCGTTGCTACCCCCGATGACTGGGCCACGATCCGCTATGAATGCGGCGTGTCTCGTCGTCAATCTCAACTTGAAACCTCTAGGAGCGAATAATGGCTTTAATAGCGAAAGAAGGCGAAGGCAACTTCACCCCCGTACCACCCGGAATGCACCTTGCGAGATGCTATCGCGTGGTCGACCTCGGAACCCAAAAGTCCGAATACCTTGGAACCGTCAAGCACCTGCCAAAGGTGATGTTGCAATTCGAGGTGCATGGCGAAGACGAAAACGGAAAGCAGATCGTCACGGCCAAAAACGAACCCATGACCATCAGCAAAAACTTCACGCTGTCGCTGGCCGAGAAAGCCACACTGCGCAAGGACTTGCAGACTTGGCGCGGACGGGAATTCACTGCGGAAGAACTCCGTGGCTTTGAACTCAAAAATGTGCTGGGCGCGTGGGCAATGATTTCGGTCATCAAGTCCACTGGCAACAACGGCAAGGAGTACACCAATATTGCCGCAATCATGCAGGTGCCCCCGCAGGTCAAGAAGGCTGGCCTTCCCGAGGGACATAACAAACCCAGCATTTTCTCCATCGACGAACCGGACATGACCATGTTCGACACCTTCAGCGATGGCTTGAAGCAAAAGATTCAGGGTTCACCTGAATGGCAAGCCCGCGAGGGCCAGCAGTACGCCAAAAACGAAAGTGCGTCGAAGTCTTCCGGCTTTGATGACATGGACGACGACATCCCCTTTTAACCACTAGGAGAGCATCATGAAAAAAGTACTACTTGGATTGTTTTTTACAGGCGTTGCATCTGTTGCCTACGCCCAATGCACCACTAGCACCGTAAGTTACGGCGGCAAGTTTGTGACCTGTACGACCTGTTGCTACAACGGGAACTGCAACACAACCTGCTTCTAAGGCAGAAGGAGAGCGGCAATGAACTACCTAAACCTACAAGTACAAGCAGACGATTACCCATTCATCGTGGCGGCAATCAAACTGCGCACTACAGCAATCATCGAGGGCCTGTCCATGCAGGTGGAAGCCCAACTACAACCACAGGCGGCGCCAGCCCCTCAGACCAAGTATGGCCTGAAGAAAGACGGGACGCCTAAAAAACGCCCCGGTCGCCCAGCAAGGAGAAAGTAATGGTTACAGCAAAAGAACCCCGCGCCAGCGAATCAAATCACTGGTACACCCGCGACGGCGTGCCCCGGTATACCGTGGTGGGGGCCAACGGCAAGGAGCGCAACACGACCCTTCGTGACGCACGCAAGGAGGGCCTAATTCCCTCAGTGACCACAGTGCTGAATGTCGCCGCCAAACCAGCGCTGAACCAGTGGCTCCAGCGGCAGGTACTGCTGGCGGCATTGACTCTTCCAAGACGCCCAGACGAACCGGAGGATGAGTGGATCGCCCGCATCATGGATGACTCGAAGGAACAGGGCCGCGCCGCCGCTGACCTTGGCACCGACATCCACGCTTCGATACAGTCGTTCTACGAGGGCGTACAGGCCGAGAAGCACCAAGACCATGTCAAGGGCTGTGTGGAGGCCCTACAGGCTTATTTTGGGCATCAGGCATGGGTTGCTGA